CGTAAATGAGAGTCCTTGGACTCCAACGTTACAGTGTGGGACGGGTCTAGAATGGCCTGTACTACACCGATTGCCGCTTGACTGGTGGATATCTCTCCTCCAGATCCGGTCGGCGCACTTGCCCTTGCACTTCTGCAGGGTTTGTGCATATCTCAGAGAGCCAACTTATGCTGTTGACTCTCCAGGATAGTTCGCGCACGCACATGTTAACCAGGTGCAGCACGACCTTCGTTAAGGGGTCACCCATGAGTACCCCCCGCCGAAGAACAACGGAGCGGAGGTTATTTTCAACCTCAACCCCGTAGTTTGCGAGTACACCGCTTGCGGTGAATACTACGCTTCGCTCCGAATAGCATGTCGCAATGACAATACCTTGGAGCACAGGGGGAATGCCAACTTTTGACATCCACTCCTGACCTGAAATCCGGCCCACTTCGTGGTGCATGAAATCAGTTGCAGTCTCGAAGTCCGTTGATAGGACAAAAAGATCGCAATACGACGTAGTGACATATTTTGTCAACTCGTCGATGTGCTCTGTGAAGACTTCGGCCTCACGGAACACAGTCTCCCGGGAGCTCTCGTTAAAGAACTCCTTGAAGAAATTCCACCCGTGTGCCTCTTTGGACATACCGGAAGAACTGGACGGGATGCCTTTTGCGAGGCACCACGAACAAAGCGAGTTTACAACGTCGAGTACGACCTTGAGACACGCTGCGCCCTTGGTAACACTTCTGTTTTTACCAGGTTCGCTTACGACAACCAAGTAAACTCTTTTGAGCTCATCTGGTGGCGTCGCGAGTGTTTCTTCTAGGCAGCGCCAGAAGATATACTCGCCAGGAGTACAGTCGTCGAGGCTTTTGTCCTCGACGATTGCACCGGAGGAAAGGTCGATGATTCGGCATTTCCTTCCAATGGTACCCTCAAAGACAATGTCTTGCACTGCCTGAGCGGTACCTCCCTCGTCGCGTGTCTTTTCAAAACATGCGGCGGTGGATGCGCGTATACCTGCCTTCGTTCGAAGACCAGTAAACGCTTCATCGGGTACTCCGCGCATAATTTGACGCAGAGTTCCTCTGATGAGCACCTTTTCCGTCTCTGTTAAAGGCGGTGGTGCTACGGTCACAGTGTCAAGAAATTTTTTCTTGGCCTGGATCGCGCATAGAGGCGGCGGAGTTCCCGCTCCCCTCGTCTGCGACAGGACGCCACGAACGCGCAAACGCTCGTTTTCGTCTCTGATTTCAGTGTACTTCCGATAAATCGGTTGGTACATCATGAAAAGAGGATCGCGGGACCTTTCGGTCACGCGCTCCTCGTCGAGCATGTCGGAGACCTTTTGGTCCCCGGCAGCCTTCTTAAAAGACTGGCGTATCCCCTTTAATCGGGTATATGCCGTCTCCCAGCGAAGAGCATCTTTCCAGATGATCTCGCCGTCGATGAACTCGTCGTCAATTAAGACGTCGAGACATCCGAGCACGAACAGGTCAAATTTTTGCCAGTTCCACTGCTCTGATGGGAACGCCAGATATCTTTGCTGGAATATCCCATCGACCGTAAGAAGCAGCTGAATCAGCCGCGTCGCACGTGTCTTTCCCTTACGAAGCTCGTATTCGGCCCCGTAACGGTCCTCAATCTCGCGATGATTCCATCGCGGGTTGTGGCGCCCCGCCAAGAAGTATTTAATCTTCTTGACGAGGTTTCTGGCAAAGGTGCATTTTTCGTCTTCCTTGTCCAGAGAAAGGCTCATGAG